GGAAAAACAAAACTTGTGTTAGAGATTACAGGGGAAGAGATAACCGCCATAAACGCGGCTGTGACTCTTAACAAGTTACTACAAATATCAGCAGGTGCTATATACACAGACGAAGGTGACATATTAGAGTTCGATATAAATAAAAGATACGCAGTGTTACGTGAGGTTATTGACGAATCTAGTCAAAAAGTTCTTGTGTTTGTGCCTTTTAAGCATGCCATAGATATACTTACAGATAGATTACGGTCAGAGGGTATATCTACAGAGGTAATACGAGGCGATGTTCCTGCACATAAACGCACACACATATTCAAAGCGTTCCAAGAAAACACTGACCCACAAGTACTCGTGATCCAACCACAAGCAGCCGCACATGGTGTTACGTTAACACGAGCTAACACAGTGGTGTGGTGGGGACCAACCAGTTCGCTAGAAACATACGACCAAGCGAACGCACGTGTGCATAGGTCTGGTCAGACACATAAATGCACCGTAGTACAACTGCAAGGGTCTGACGCAGAAAAGCATGTATACAAATTATTAGATAGAAAAATAGACGTACACACAAAATTTGTAGAACTTTACAAAGAAGTGCTTGACTAAGTCACATTTTGATATTACATGTTAATAGATAACAAGAGTAGGAGAGAGATATGGGTGACAAAATAACCCCTGACAAATTGGCGAAAACGTATTTACGTATAAGAGCAGAGAGATCTATGCTGTCCGCCAAGTATAAGGAAGAAGATGGCAACCTTATACGACAGTTAGACACAATAAAACAGGCAATGCTAGATCATTGTGAAGATCACAATGTAGAAAGCGTGAGAACTTCTGAAGGATTATTCTTTCGTTCGACTAAAAAGAAATACTGGGTCAGTGAATGGGATGCAATACACAAGCTCATTGTGGAAGAAAATGCACCTCAGTTACTTGACAAACGTATCAATCAGGCGAACATGAGAGAGTTCTTGGAAGAGAATCCTGATCTCAAGCCAGAGGGATTAGAGATTGAAGAAGAGGTAACAATTTCTGTGAGGAAAGCATGAATGAACATTTTGTACCAATAGAGGACGTAGCTAAACATTTTAGTGTGTCCGTATCAACTGTTCGTGCCTGGGTACGTCAAGGACACATACCAGAGGATACCTATGTGAAAATAGGTAATACTTATAGGTTTCGTGTCGGTGAAGTAGCCACGGCATTAACTAAGGTGTCTAGTAAACGTAGCGAAGAAACAGTGAGCGAAGATTCACTAGCGGAACTAGATGAAGATTTATAATATAGAGAGAAGGAGAGATAAATGGAACAATATATTATAGAAAACGTAGAGGCTCTTTGGCCTAAAATAAATACAACCTACCGCTTTGATAACGTAGCTAGTAGGTCTGTGACATGTGAGGCTACGGCTGATGGCGCAGAGTATTCTATACAATTTCGTATGGACAATGCCACTGCCAAGGCTTTATATCTAGCTATGTCTGAAGTATATCAGGCTAATAGAAAAGACAAGTGGGCAGAAAATCTAGAGCGTTTATTTGTCAAGGACGATGATGGCATGTTTACGCACAAGGCTAATTTAAAAGGTGCGTACAAGAACCAAGCTACTGCTAAACCTATACAGGTTGATTCCAAGGGTAACAGATTACCAGCTGATTTCTTGTTGACCACAGGTAGCACAGTTAATATAGCCGTATCGTTTGTTCCATATGACATGGGTGGCAAGCAGAATGTTTCACTGCGTCTTCGAGGAGTACAGGTCATAAAGTACATACCTTATGAAGACAAGAATCCATTTAAAGAGACTGATGGATATGTGTTTGAGGCGAAAGAGGACAATCCTTTTGATACCCCAGATGAAGCAGTGGCTGAACCAAAGAAGGTCGTTAAGAAGTCTTCCCCTCCCACCAAGGATGCTGATGACGGCTTGGGTAAAATCGTCGATAAGTGGGACGATTAATATAACCTCACCACGACTAGGCTTTTGCCGAAAGGATAACGTGCCGTATCTTGTCGTGGTGTCTTCGGCACAAGGTGGGAAAAATGGAAACAAAAGAATTTTTAGAGAAAGTTTTAGGTGATGGATATTATTCTGTGCTAGGTCTTGGAGACAAAAAGGTACAGAGTTTCCATGCAACCATAGACGATGTAATAAAAAAGGCTAACGAGTTAGATGCTGAAGGTATCAACGCATACTTTGGGTTAGCTACATTTGAAACAGATAAAGATAGACGAGTAACCAACGTAAAGAGTCTTAGTTCTTTTTACTTAGATTTGGACTGCGGTGTCGGTAAAGAGTATCCCGATCAGAATACAGCTTTTTTAGATTTAAAAAGATTTGTGGAAGATACAGGATTACCTCGACCTATGCTTATAAACTCTGGGTATGGGATACATGTGTACTGGGTTCTTACAGAGAGTGTATCGTATGGGGAGTGGCTACCCGTAGCCCAGGGCCTCAAGGACATGTGTATACAGCATAACTTGTCAGCAGACAATGGTGTAACTGCCGACGCTGCGCGGGTACTCAGAGTCCCTGGCACACATAACCACAAGCGTGGTACACAGAAACCTGTCATGTTTTTTGGTACAGGAGAATTTCGTAGCACAGAGTTTGACGAATTTGCACGGGTGGTTGGTAAAGAAGGTGTGACTGTACCTACAAAAGTAAATAATGAAGCAAACGCTCTTAAACAAGCTTTGATAGAGAACTCAGAGTTTGGGTTTAAAGATATATTATCAAGAACAATAAGAGGCACAGGGTGTGAGCAAATCAAAAACATTATGGAGAACCAACAAAACATAAGCGAACCTTTGTGGAGAGCAGGATTATCTATAGCCAAGTTCTGTAATGACGCTGACAAAGCTGTGCATAAAATGTCTGAGAGACACCCAGAATACAATCAGTATCTGACAGAAGAGAAAGCAGACCTTATAAAAGGTCCTTACACGTGCGCTAAGTTTGCAGAAGAAGATCCAGAACCATGCTCTACATGTATGCACTGGGACAAGATAACGTCGCCCATATCTTTAGGAAAAAGTATAAAGAAAGCACCTGCATCTAAAGACATACCGTTGTACCCAGAACCATATTTTCGAGGGGCAAATGGAGGTGTTTACTTACGTTTTAAAGACAAAGACAATAATGAAGAAGACAAATTAATATACCAAAACGATCTATATGTTATAAAACGTATAATGGATGTGGAGATGGGTGAAGCTATAGTTATGCGTTTACACCTACCCAGAGATGGAGTGAGAGAGTTTACTGTGCCTTTGACCTCTGTGACATCTAGAGAAGAGTTAAGAAAAAACTTATCTATGCAAGGCATAGCTGTACCAAAAATGGATGATATCATGGCATACACAACTACATGGGTAACACAACTTCAAGCAAAGGGAGCCGCAGACCAAGCAAGAAGACAGTTTGGCTGGACGGACGACGAACATACGGGGTTTGTGGTTGGCAACCAAGAAATACACGCTAAAGAAACAAGGTTTAATCCTCCTTCCACACCAACAGCAGGTTTGTTTTCATACTTTGAACCTAAAGGTACTTTAGAAGAATGGAAGGACATAATGAACTTCTACAACGTAGATAACTTTGAGTTACATCAGTTCATAGTGGGAACATCTTTTGGGTCTCCGTTGATGAGTTTTTTACCTATAAAATGTGCTTGTTTTCACACGCACAGTAAGGAGTCAGGTTTGGGTAAGACAACTGCTATGATCGCAGGGATGTCTGCATGGGGAGATCCTGATGAGCTTATTCTAGATAAAGAGGATACGTATAACACCAAGATGAATAGAGGTGAGATATACCACAACTTACCGTTGTATATGGATGAGCTTACTAACATGAAAAGCATGGAACTTTCTAATCTAGCATATCAGCTAACGGGTGGTAGACAGCGTGGACGTATGTCAGCAAGCAGTAACGTTGAAAGGGCTAGAGGTAAGGTATGGAAACTTCTTTCAGTAACCACAGGTAACACAAGTGTGGTGGAAATGATAGGTATGGCAAAGTCTATGCCAAAAGCAGAAGCACAGCGTATACTGGAGCATAAAGCCACAAAACAGAACTACTATACAAAGGCTGAGACAGACGAGTTCACCTCACGATTGTCACAGAACTATGGTCATGCAGGGAAAGTATATATAAAGTACGTTCTAAACAATTTAGACGAGGTTAAAAAACTTCTTAATCAGATACAACGAAGGGTGGACGAAAAGGCAGGACTTACAGCAGAGAATAGATTTTGGTCTGTGTTAGTGGCTTGCACGATGACAGGTTTGGTCATAGCTAAACATTTAGATTTAATTAAGTATGACACCAAAAAAATATTTGATTGGGCTATAAAGTGTTTGAAAGAAAACAAACGACAAGTAGAGGACATGAGTATATCGGTAGAGGAGACGTTGAATGATTATATACACGAACACTGGAGCAACGTGCTATGGATAAAAAGCACAGATGATCTGCGTAAACAAGAAGGAGATGTGGCAAGCCTTGTTATACCTGAAGCCTTACCAAGAGGTAAACTTGTAGCCCGATACGAGACAGATTTGAAACGTGCGTACCTTGTGCCAAAGCCTTTGAAGTCGTGGTGTGGACAGCATCAGATAAACTACAATGCTTTTATAGGCGATCTAAAACAAAAACTGAACGCTAAAAGAATGAAGATACGGCTTAGTAAAGGCACACATATGAACTTACCTCCAACGGACGTGATAGCTGTAGACTGTTTAATAGAAGATGAAGCTAAGACAGGGAATACTGAAGACTGATGATTTGAACCCTGATGGGGTGCGAATAATAGTAAAATGGGATAATATGGTAACAAGTTCCTCTGTATTTATCCCATGTGTCAACACTCAAAAGGCTATACAACAAGTAAAAACTATAGCAAAAACAAAGGGTTGGGACGTAAAAGCGTATGTGCGTGTAGAGAATAATAAATTAGGTGTTCGCATTTGGAGGATTTTGTGATAAATGTAGGGTGACAGGTTATGCTTGTCACTCTCTTTCTCTTATGTGACCATCTTCGGGTGGTCACTCTTTTTACCCAAAACCAAACAATCTATCAAAGTCGTAATCAGGGTCCCACTCATCTTCAAGTAGCATGATGTATGCTCTGTTCTGCTTAGATATGTTTATACCGTTGTTCACCATTATGTTCTTCGAAGTTTCTTTATGACTTTGCATAGATCTATACACACTATCCGCTGTTATAGCTGCAAAAGGGTGCTTTTCATTAAAATCCATCAACTCTTGAAACGCATCGTCATACATAGGCACATCGCCAGTTCTGAGTCCCGTGTATAGTTTCTTTAGTATATTACTTCTCTTAGTATTTAATGCGTTGTCTAGACCCTTCTTATAGGCGTTTCTTTCCATTTTTCGTATATATTCTGCAGGGGCAAACCCTAATGTAAGTCCAAAAAGCTCCCCACGACTAGGATCACCGTATATTTCATCGCCACGACGTGACATGTAACCGTCTCGTGATATTCTACCAAAAGCTCCCTTCCAGACATTGGACACCGCAGGGGGTAGTAGGCTTTCAAATCCACGCTCTAGATCTCCGTTTAGCACATCTGCAGAGCCTCTATATAGCCTGTCCATAGTGGATAGGGCAGGACCACCTGCGTAGAACAAGACGTTCTCTTCCCAAGTAGCATCTCTGTTGTATCTATTTTGTTGTATTAATAAACCTGTTAGACGGACACGAGAAGCTACGTCTACACCTGTTAATAAGTTAGCAACTCCCTTATACCATTCTTCTCCGACTGTTTTTCGTACAATCGTATCTGCGTCGTCCTCATCGTCATCCAGAAACATGTTTGCTATCATACTTATAGCTCCGTACAGT